TTGCTGGCGCTGTGGGGTACGCAATTGCCGTGCTGGTTGACATTCGGGAAGCCGTCACGCGCAGCAAGACTAACCGGGAGCGAAAAGAGTGAGAAAGAAGTGTCGCCGCAAGGTCTGGAACCTCGTCAACCCCATTGACCACGCCATCATGGGCGCCGCCGTCACGCAGGAAAGCCACCTCGACCAACTGAGGATTCGGGAGCTGATGGCAATCGAGGCATTCGCCAAGGGCCATGCGACCAAGGACGACTGGCGCAGCCTGGCCGACATGCTGAACATCACCGAGACGCTGGCAACGTCCGGAGTTGCACCGGACGCTCTGGAGCCCTGCCAGCAAGCACAGCAGGCGCTGTCAAACGCGCACGGGCGACACAAGGGCGGGAAATCGCTTGGGTTCACCGGGCCAGAGCTGCAGGCCATCCGGGACGCCTACGAGTACCACGACCTGCAGCGCCAGAGCATCAGCCGCAGCGAGTACGAAGGCGCAATCAAGAAGACCGCCGACCGCATCAGATCCGCCCACCCTGACCTGAAAGTGTACGCATGAACATGATCACCGACCGCTACGCCAGCGCCGTCAACAGCCACAGCCTGACCGTTGACCCCAGAACCCGCATGAGCGACACCGACGTACTCGCCGCCATGGGCTGGGCCAGCCGCCAAGTCCCCATGGCCGTGGCTCTGGAGCGCCTGTTTGCCGGCGACAGCACCGCGGCCAATGTGATCGCGGCCATCCTCGCCCAGCAAGCCTTTGAGTACAGCTTCAGGATCGAAACCAAGATCAGCCGCCTGCAGTGCGCCGACATGGCGAAGGCCTGCCTTGCATGGTACAGAGACGGAACCTGCAAGCCTTGTGGAGGGCATGGCTACCTGCTGGCACCTGGTGCGCCGATGCTCAGTGAGCGGGCCTGCCCGACCTGTGCAGGGATGGGCAAAATCATCCTGGAGACGCAATTCCCGGAAGCACACCGGGAGCTTGTACGATGGATGGCGGCCGAGCTGGCGCGCGAGTCGGGCAAGGCCGGGCCGGCAGCAACGCGCAAGTTGGCGCCGAGATTGGAGCTGTGATGACGACCGCCGAAGACCGAAAACAAATATTGAGCAAGTATCGCTGTGGCGCCAAAAAGGCACACCTTGCGAAAGCGTATGGGCTATCTGCCACGCGGATTAGCGCAATTATTGCGAGTGAGCATCGCAAAGAGCTAGAAATGGCCAACCCACCCCCGTTGCACGGGTTAACCGTGCGCGCAAAAAACACACTGCTTGGCGCCGGGCTGGAAACCAGACAGGAGATCCTGCAAGCCTATAGGGCCAACAAACTTAAAGACGTGCTCAACTTAGGAGCAAAATCGGCGGAAGAAATCCGGGTATGGCTGAATGAGCCTTTGCCGACAAAGCCAGTGCGCGACCCCTGCACTTGCCCAGACTTCCAGCGCGCGACCGAGGGCGGCACCGCAGACGATGGCTGTAGCCAAGCCATAGACAACGACAACGAGGGGCATTGGTACATTGGGCGCCTGATCGACAAGCCGCTGAAATTCTGCCCGTACTGCGGCAAACCCTTGCAACTGCCCAAAAATTGAGCATAATGCGGGCAAGCCAATATATCGGCCGGCTGGGCTTCAGTCGGTTACAAGACAAAGTTTGGCCGAAACCCCTGATGGCGGAGCTATTCCCAAAACTGCTGAGTTGGCAGTTTCCCTTGACCGGGAGAGTGAAGAATGAGCTTTGCCGAAATCAGCCGGTTGCCTTACAAGCATCTTCCTACCGACGTGCTCCTGATGATGCGGGAGAATCTGCGCAAGGAGCTTAGTAAGCGCGGGTATGGAAGTAACGTAGAGGAATTTCAGAAGGCCCCAGTGGGCGGCGGAATGTTTGGCCGTGGGGTCAAGCGGCCAGACGAAAAAAGCTTCAAAGAGAGGCTTGCACAGTTGGACGCCATCATGGCAGAGGACTGGAGTCATCTTTTTCCAGTAGGGAGCGACGAGCGCCGCTTTTATGTCTATGCCCATATCAACCCTCGAAAGCGAGCGGTAATCAAAGGCGGTGAATTCAAGCTGTACATGCCAGGATTGCCGTTTTATATAGGCAAAGGCTGCGGTCAGAGAGCTTGGCAATTGGCCAGAAACGAGGGGCACGGCGTTGAGCTGAAGCAGTTGCGCGACCAGGGTGTTGCCGATAGTGAAATCGTCCATTTGATCCGCCAAGATCTGACCGAGCAAGAAGCCTTGGAGATTGAGTCAAAGCTGATCTTTTTCTTTGGGACCAAGTTTGAAGCCGGACGGAAGGGGATTCTGGTTAATCTAGACTTTCCAGCGCGTCCAGTTCAAGGGCAATAGCCACCCCCAAAGATTCCGAGAAGCCCGCACAACGCGGGCTTTTTGCATTCCGAACCCCACAAAACCCAGCGCATCAGCTTCCGTCTCCTCCCCTGGGGAAGCGCCGCGCTGGCCCCAGCGGTATGAGTGGGCCAACGGCCCGGGGCAATCAGCCGCAGCGGATTCTGGTCGATTCGTCGGGCTTCCAAGTCCTGACAGGGGCCGACCAAGGCCGCACACCCAATATGTCTCCGGGCTGCTTCGGCAGCCTTTCACAGCCCCGGCGCTAACCCGCTGGGGCTTTTCTATTTGCAGAGGACGCCGAATGCTCGACATTGACGCCGCTCTGACCAAACTTGCCGGCGCCGTTGGTGCTTGCGCCAGCCTTGCCTTTCTCAAGGGCACGTGGCCCGAACGTGTGGCTATGGCCATCGGTGGTTCGGTGGTCAGTTACTACGCCACCCCATGGGCGGCAGCCAAAGCCGGGCTTCCCGAAGGACTCAGCGGGTTCCTGCTTGGCCTGTTCGGCATGACGGTATGCGCCAAGGTCTGGGAAGCCATCCAGGCCACCCCGATTGCCGAGGTCTGGAGCGCCGCACTGGCCAAAGTATTCGGCGCCAAGGGGGCCGGGAAATGAACTTCGTGACCCTGATCGCCTGCGGATTGATCGCGGTTTTCTGCGTGGCGGCCGTGTGGTCCCATAAGTTCACCGACACCTTGCCCCAGCGGATTGCCCTGGGCGTGGGCTGCGTCGGCGCCGTGGGCACCGGCTGGTACGCCTACCAAACACCGCTACCCGGTCCCGTGGAACTGCTGATATGGGCTTTGGCCCTGTTCTGCGCAGCCACTGGGCACAAACCGAGCCAAGAACGAAAAGGCCCCGAGGAAAGACAACAGCCGGCCAGCGAAGAACCTGACCGCCCATGCTGATGAGGGTGAAGTGAATCAAGGAGCGACCGCATGAAACTGATCCTCCAGCGTACCCACAGCACCGGCGCGAGGACTTTCGGCAAGCTCTTTGCCGACGGCGCCTTCATCTGCTACACGCTGGAAGACGAAACCCGCGAACAGCCTGGCGTGGACGTGACCGACTGGAAGATCAAGGCCAACACCGCCATTCCCAGCAGCGGCTACGCCGGCCGGGCCTACATCGTGACGCTGGAGCACAGCGGGCGCTTCGGCCCCGACACCCTGACCGTGAACGACGTGCCCGGCTTCACCGCAATCCGCATGCACGCCGGCAACACCGAGGCCGACACCGAGGGGTGTCCCTTGCTGGGAATGGCCGTCAACGCAGGCGGCATCGTGGGCGGAACCAGTGGCCCGGCTGTCAAGTTGGTGAAAGAGATCGTGCGCAACGCCTTGGCCGGCGGGGAAACCGTCACCCTGGAAGTTGTCAACCCGGTGGAAACGGCGTGAACTGCGAGGCGCCGGCATGAGCATGATCTTTTCCCACTCGGAAATGGCCGGCGAGGCAGTGTTTGGCGACTGGGTTTCAAACCGGAAAAAGCCCGTATTCAAGCGCGCCAAAAGCATGCGGGCGCGCCGCAAATTGCGCATGGCCAGCATGGAGCCGCCCAGCCCGTGGCGCAGAGTGGACCGAATTTTGGGCTGCGAACAGAGAAGCCTGCTGGCAGGAGAAATCGGGCGGGTTGATTCGTTTCGGTTTGTTGAGTCTCCATGTTCGCCCTGCTGAACTGGCGCCTGTGGGCCGGCATCGCCCTGGCAATCGCTCTGGCCGCCAGTCACGCCATGGCCTACCGCACCGGTAAGGCGACAGTCAGGGCAGATTGGGACCGAGACATCGCAGAGCGCACAACCAAGGCACTTCAGGCGGAACAAGCCGCCCGAGCCAAGGAACAGGAACTGCTGACCGCCAGACAGAAAGTCGAGGAACGCTATGCAGCCGAAAAGAAACGCGCTCAAGCCGCTGCTGCTGGCGCTCAGTCTGAGCTTGACGGCCTGCGCAACGACCTCGCCGCCCGCGGAACCCGTGAAACCCCCGCAGATCCCGCCACCCCCGCCCGAGCTGATGGAGCCGGAAGACTTGAGCGGGAGTTACTCGGACATTGTGCGACTGCTCTTGCAGAACTGGCGGGGCAAGCTGACCGACTGGAAACAAAGCTCGTAGGCCTGCAGAACTACGTCAAAGACGTGTGCACGCCCCCACAACCCCACTGAAAGACCGCCATGGCAACCATGATGCCCCAACAACCCGCGATGCAAGAGCCCATGCAGGAAGAAGGCGCCCCCACAGGCGGCTACGAAATCTGCATTTACGTGGGAGCCGACGGCCAGATCAGCGTGGGCGTGGAAACCGCTGAATACGAGGCTGCCGAAGAAGAAGGCGCCCAGGCGGCCGGCATGGAGAAGGAATCCATGCAACCCGTTGGCGACTTCCAGGAAGCCATCAAGACCGCCATGGACATCTACAAGGCCAACGGCAAGATGGCCGAAGGCCAAGCCGAGGAAGCCAAGGGCTTTGCGGAGGCCTTCAGCGTATGAAGGCAACCCTGACCCTGGAAGACGACGGCCTGGCCGGCGTGAAGCTCACCACCAACTTCCACGGCGAAGCCGCACCAAACAGCCCGGCACACCGCGCGGCAATCCTCCTGATGGAGCACATGAACACCCTCGGGGCACCGCAGGAAGACCAGGAACCCTTCAAGTTGGAAGCGCCGAAGCTGCGCCTTGTCGGGGTCAACTGACCATGCCAGCCAAGAAGACAGCGGCGAAGAAGGCGCCGGCAAAGAAGGTTGCAAAGCCAGCGCCCAAACGCAAGACAGGCCGCCCCACGTCTTACAAGCCCGAGTACGACGAACTGGCCTACAAGTTCTGCCTGCTGGGTGCGACTGACGCCAAATTGGCCGTTTTGCTGTCTGTGAACGAGGACACGATCCACGAATGGAAGAAGGTGCACCCCAGCTTTTCCGAGTCCATCACACGCGGGAAAGAGGTTGCAGACGCTGAAATCGCCGCTTCTCTGTTCCATCGGGCCAAGGGCTACAGCCACCCAGAGGACGACATTCGGTCTGTTGGGGCTGAGATTGTCATCACTCCGACCATCAAGCATTACCCGCCAGACACCCAGGCGGCCAGCTTGTGGCTGAGGAACCGGCAGCCGGCCTTGTGGCGCGACAAGATCGACCACGAGCACAGCGGGAAGAACGGCGGGAAGATCGAGCACGAAGTAACGATGACGCCAAGCGAAGCCTATCGGGCCATTCTGGGCGGCTGATTGTGGATAACTTGGGCGCCTGGACCGTTGGAAGTGCCAGAAATCACGGGGTTTTACCCCAAAACAGGCGGAAATGAGCCAAAAACCGGTTGCTGAAAATTTAGGCGACTGGGACTGGAAAAGCCCGGACTATGACGGCGAATTTAAGGAGCGGGCGGCGGCGCTCAAGCGATTGAGGGCCAATCCTGCGGCTCTGCCGGCGCTCAAGGAGCACTACAAAAACAACCCGGTTGCCTTCATTGACGACTGGGGCATGACGTTCGACCCGCGGAATGCGGAGATTGGGCTACCAACCCTCATCCCGTTTGTGCTGTTCCCCAAGCAGGTTGAGTACATCGACTGGGTTGTGGCCAGGTGGCGCGGCCGGGAAGATGGCTTGGTTGAAAAAAGCCGGGACATGGGCGTGTCGTGGTTGTGCGTGGCTGTCGGCGTCTGGATGTGGCTGTTCCACCCGGGCGTGGTTGTGGGCTTCGGCAGCCGCAAAGAGGAATACGTGGACAAGATTGGCGACCCCAAGTCGCTGTTCTGGAAGATCCGGCAGTTCATCAACCTGCTGCCTATTGAGTTCCGGCCTGAAGACTGGAATGAGCGCACCGACGCGCCGCACATGCGGATCCTGAACCGAGAAAACGGGTCCAGCATCGTGGGCGAGTCCGGCGACAACATCGGGCGAGGCAACAGAACCTCAATCTACTTCAAGGACGAGTCGGCTTTCTACGAGCATGCCGAAGCGATTGACGCAGCTCTGAGCCAGACCTCGAACTGCAAGATTGACGTGAGCACGCCCAACGGGCCAGGCAATCCGTTCTACCGCAAGCGGCACAGCGGCAAGATTTCGGTGTTCGTGTTCGACTGGAAGGAAGACCCGAGGAAAGACAAAGCCTGGTATCAGCGCCAATGCGAGACGCTGGACCCGGTGATCGTGGCCCAGGAAATTGACCGGAACTACGAAGGCTCCATCAGCAACGCCTTCAACCCGGGCGAAATCGTGCTGGCCGCCCAGATGCGAGGCCCGGCCGATGTCAAGCCGCACGGCGGGCTGCGTGTCGGGGTGGACGTGGCCCGGTTCGGTGATGACAAGACCTGCATCAGCTTCAGGCGTGGCCGGGTGCTGATGCGCCAAGTCATTGCGGCAAAGCTCGATGTCACCCAAGTGGCGGCACGGACGAAGGCAGAGATCAGCGCCTACAACGAGGCGCCCGAGCAGATCGCGGTGGACACCATCGGCATTGGCGCTGGAGTCGCGGACATCCTGCGCGGCTACTACCCGGATCGAGTGGACAAAACCACGGGCCGGAAACAGCCGATTGTGGTTGACGTGAACAGCTCGCTTCGCATGGGCAACGGCCAGGACTACAACCTGCGGGCTTTCATGTGGCGCGAAATGCGGGAATGGCTGAAAGCAGCCTCTATCCCAAATGACCCGGACCTGAAGACCGACCTGACCTCGCTGCAGTACAGCTACCGGGCTGGCGAACTGCTGATTGAGAGCAAGGAAGACGCCAAGAAGCGAGGCGTGAAGTCACCAGACCGGGCTGACAGCTTGGCCCTGACGTTTGCCTACCCAGGCGCACCACCACCAGCGCCAGTCAAGATTTTGACGCCCAACTATTCGACCGTACCCGGCATGGGCGTACTCGGATAGCCCACCACACACAAAGCAGAGGACCACGAAATGGCCACAGTCACCCCTACCAACGACGGCAACATCGCAGGAGACGGCAGCGTCGCCATGTTCACCTGGACGCCGCTGACCACGACCAACGCCGACGGCAGCGCAGTCGAATTGATCCCATGGGCCGACCGGTGCGTTCAAGTCACCGGCACCTTCGGCGCTGGCGGAACTGTTGTCATCGAGGGCAGCAACGACAACAGCACTTGGGCGACCCTCTATCACGCCCAAGGATCGGCGGCCAGCTTCACTGCGGCAGGCATTCGCCAGATCGTGGAGACGCCGCGCTACGTGCGCCCCCGAGTCACGGCCGGCGACGGCACCACCAGCCTGACGGTTTCCATGACCCTGCGTCGTGCCAACCCGATGCGGACCTGAGAAGGACCAGACCATGAACAAGATCACTGCCGCCGATTCCATTCGCCGGCTGGCCACCCAATACCAAGACATGGTGGCTGCGGCCGACCTGTTGGAAGAAATTGGCAGCCTGGAGCAAGCATCCAAGGAAGCCAAGGCCGCCACGCACGACGCCAATGTGGACCGCGCCAGTGCGCTGGCCGAGCTGGCAGAAGCACGGGAGGCAGTCGCCAAGGCCCAGGCTGACGCGACGGACATCCTGCAGCAGGCCAAGTTTGAGGCCGACATCAAGGCGACGGACATCAAAATCGCCGCCGAGCAGGAGGCTGTGACCATCCGAGCCAACGCAGAACGCGAAGCCGCGGCACTGCTGGCGCCGGCTCAATCCCGCCTGGACAAGCTGGCCGGCCAAGCCCGAGACGTGGAGAACGCCACGGCCGCCGCGCAGAACGAATTGGGCGCACTCCGAGCCCGGATCACTCTGGCCACCGAAGAAGCGGACGCCGCAGAAAAGCGCCTGGCAGAGATGCGCGCGGCAATCTCCAAGCTGGTGGAGGCCTGACATGCCCAAGAGCACGACGACCTGCAACAACCTGCTTGGCCTGTTCTACAACGCCACGGCCATTGCCAACATTGCAGACAACGCGGCATCAAGCCCGATCACGACCGTGAGTGTGGCCCTGGCCACGGCCAGCTACAGCGCCAGCTCGACCATGAGCAGCAACGAGACGGCCTACACCAACTATGCCCGCCAGACCGTGGCCCGGACAACTGGCGGATGGGCTGCGCCTTCGGCTGGTGCAACGTCCAACGTGGCTGCCATCGAGTTCCCGCAGTGCGGTGTGACCGGTGCCACGATCACGTCGGCCCGGCAGTCTGGGCGGCACTGGCCAGCCAGAACAACGACCCCGGGACCATGGGCGAGAAGCTGAACGACGCCGGCAGCGCATCCAACCCCTGGACCGAAGTGATCGAGTCCGGCTACACGGCGGCAGAAATTCTCCGGCTGCTGGCAGCAGTGGCCCAAGGCAACGCAACTGGTCTGGAAGACGGCTCCCCTGTGTTCAAGGGGATCGACGGCACCACAGACCGGGTAACGGCAACGTATGCAGACGGCACGCGCGTGATCGTCTCCCGAGACGCAAGCTGATGTACGGCGACTGGAACGGCAACACTGCTGGAAAGTGGTGGGGCGCCCGGCTGGGCGAAGGCTTGATGAACATCCTGCTATGGATGCGACGACGCGGCAGAAGGTAATCGATGAAACGACCCACAAAACCACAGCCGCAGCAAGACCCGAACGAGCGCATGGAGCGCCTGGCGCGGATCAGCACGTTCTTCACGACTGAGCGGGACGAGGCTGTCAGCGCGCGCCGGGACACCGGCATCGAGAAGGTTTGGCAGCAGGCCGAAGAAGCCTACCTCGGGATCGATGACGCCAACCGGTCAGAGTTCACCGGGGCGAACTGGGCCAAGCCCACGGCATTGTCTGGACCCGTCACGACCGGGTATTCCCGGTTCAACGATGGCCGCAGTACCGTTTTCATCCGACTGACCAGCCGGTATGTCGATGCCGGCGCTGCCAAACTGCAGGAGATCTTGCTACCCATTGACGGCAAGCCCTTCACGTTCACCGCGTCTCCAATCGCTGAAGGCGTGGCCGAGTTCCTGGACGACGCCCGCAATGTGATGTTGGACAACGGCCAGCCGGCGACCCGGGAACTGAAGCCCGAGGAAGTCGTGCAACAGCCGGGCATGCCGGCTCAGCCGACCGAGGTTCCTCTGAAGGTCAAAGACCTGGCGCAGGAAAAGCAGGAGTTGGCCGACAAGAAGGCCAAGAAAGCCGAAAAGCGCATCTACGACTGGATGGTGGAAAGCCAGTACCCGGCCGAAATGCGCAAGGTCATTTTCGACATGGCCCGGATTGGGGTGGGCATCATCAAGGGGCCGATCCCTCAGGTGCGCCGCAAGAAGGCCGTCAAGAAAGACAAGGCCGGCGAAACCACGCTGCTGATCCTGGACAAGACGGTCCCGGGCTACGAGTGGCGCGACCCGTGGAACATCTACCCGGACGCAAGCTGCGGCGAGAACATCCAGCACGGCAGCTACTTGTACGAGAAGGACTTTCTCAGCGACAAGCAGCTTCGCAACTTCATGCGCGACCCGACCTATCTCAAGGAGCAGGTCAAGAAGGTGCTGGACGAAGGCCCGAGCAAGACCCAAGAAGGCGGCACGCTCAAACTGAACCCAGAGAACAAGAAGGGCCGCTACACCGTCTGGTATCGCTACGGCCAGATGACCCGGGAGCAGATGCAGGAAATCTACTGCTGCAAGCCTGACGAGAAGTTCCCCGAGGGCGAGACGTTCCACGCCATCATGACGATGGTGAACGACACCGTGATCAAGGCGGTTTTCAGCCCGTTGGACAGTGGCGAACTGCCGTACCACGCTTGCCCATGGCAGCGCCGCGCCGGGCATTGGGCCGGTGTTGGAGTCGCGGAGCAGATTTTTGCCCCGCAGCGCATCGTCAACGCATCAACCCGGGCACTGCTCAACAACGCCGGCAAGAGCGCCGGCAGCCAGATCGTGGTTAAGCAGGGTGTGATCGTCCCCGCCGATGGCGAGTGGATCGTGTTCCCCGACAAGGTTTGGTATGCCCTGGAATCGGCGGCACTGGAAGACATCCGGCAGGCTTTCCAAACGTTCGTGATTCCCAACGTCACGCCAGCCATGTTGAGCATCATCGAGTTCGGCTACCGCACGGCAGAGGAATCGACATCCATTCCCCTGATCACACAAGGCCAGACCGGGCCGACGACGCCGGACACCTTTGGCGCCGCCCAGCTTCAGAACAACAACGCCAACCAGTTGCTTCGCTCCGTGGGCTATGCCGTGGACGACTACATCACTGACCCCGTGGTCCGGCAGAGTTACGAGCTGCTGCTGTTGGACCCGGACATCCCGGACGATGAGAAGGGCGACTTTGACATTGACGCCCACGGTTCCGCGGCATTGGTGGAGCGCGCCATTCAGGACCAGACCATTGCCCAGATGGGCCCCATGGTGCTCAACCCGGCCTATGGTGTGGACCCGCAGAAGTGGCTGCAGGAGTGGCTGAAGTCCAAGCGGCTGAACCCCAAGGACTTCCAGTACACCGAAGCCGAAATCGAGAAGATGCGCAGCACGCCGCCGCCGCCACCGCCGCAGTTGGCCGCCGCGCAGATCCGCGCACAGACGGACGTGCAGATTGCTCAGATGCGGGAGCAGGGCGCCATGGCACGGGACGCCACAGACACGGACCGGGATCGCGCCTACGTGCAGGCAGAAACCGACCGCACGCAGAAAGAGCACGAGGCCCGCATGGCAGAGCTGGGGCTGAAGCGCGAACTGGCCATGCTGGAGTACGCCACGCAGAACCAAATGAACCTGGATGACGTGAAAGCAAAGCTGGCAGACACCACGATCAAAGCCAACTTGCAGCGCGAACTGGCCAGCATGAACGGCGCAGGCCAAGCACTGAAGCCACCGACTGAACCGCCTGGCCGCGCGGCGCCTGGCCGGGCCTACGAGCAATGAACGAACCATTCACCCTTGGCAAGGCTGACCGTGTTTCCTCGACATGGAACGCCTTGAAGAAGCACCTTGAACAACGATTGGAAGTCCTCAGAGCCCAGAACGACGGCGACTTGAACCCAGAGAAGACCGCCAAGAAGCGCGGCCAGATCGCAGAGGTCAAGCGCATTCTGAGCCTGGACAAGGATCTTCCGCATATCGAATCCTGAATCCGCCGCCTGCCGCAAGGCACACGGCATTTTGCTGCACCCCACGCGCAAGCGCCGGGTGTGATGTGACGACGCCGCAGAGATGCGGCTTTTTTAATGGATGACTGCATGGACGAGGAAAACCAGACGGGACAAGTGGACACCACGCAAGTGGATGACCAGAGCGAGGCGGCAGGTTTCGCGTCGCTGTTCAACGACGGGCCCACGGAAACGCCGGCCGGCAACGAGCAGACGCAAAACCCTGAACCCGCCGAGGCAGCGCAGGAACCTGCACCGCCGCCCAAACTCGCACAGATCACCGAAGAACAGTACGCCGACCTACTTGCTCGCGCAGCCTCAGTTGATGAACTGAAGGCCGAGTTGGGAAAGAAGGTGGACCAGGCTTTCGGAAAGATTGGCGATGTGAACCGTTTGATTGCCAGCCTCCAACAGAGCACGCCAGCCGGCGAAGCCATCAGCCTGAACGACGACGACCTGGCGGAACTCAGCAGTGAGTTCCCCGAAATCGCCGCCATGACGGCCAAGGGCCTGAACCGCGTCTTGTCGCGCCTGAAAGGCACTGGTGCCCCGGACATTGAAGGTGTGGTCCAGCAAAGACTTGCCACCGCCATGGAATCGCTGCCCACCCGGGTAGAGGCCATGGTGTCGGAAAAGCTGCTGGCCAAGGAACACGGCGACTGGCGCGCAATTGTGGGCAAGCCAGACGAGAAGACGGAATACCGCGCGTGGCTCTCCACGCAACCAGCGGAGTACCAACAGACCGTCAGCGAAACCTATGACTCCGTGGTGATCGGTGAATCCCTCACCAGGTTCAAAGCAGAGCAGGCCAAGGCCCAGGCCGCAGCCGAAGAAGCACGCAAGAAAGCCGAAGCAGCCAACCAACGAAAGAGCCGATTTGAAGCGGCAGCCACGCCGCGCGGAATGCCCGGCAACACCCCATTGGAAAGCGACGAAACCGCAGGGTTCCGAGCCGCCTTTTCATCGGGGTGAATCAACCAACCCCCAGCAAATAGGCCGCCGTGAGCGGCTTTTTTTGCGTCTGAAAAAAGGAACAGGCCATGTCTGTCAATAGCTACCTCAACACTCCGTGGCGAATCGGGAAGTTCAAAGGGAACATCCTGAAGCGCGCCATTCCCAGCGAAGTCCTGCAGCGCGAGGGCCGCCAGGTCCAGATGCCGAAGAACAACAGCAACACCTACGTTGCTCGCCGCTTCCAGCCCTACGGAGCGACCGCGACCGATGCGAACACCATCAACCGTTTCTTCCAGAACGGCACCGGCGACCGCACGCTGTCCATGATCGCAGCCAATACGGCCAGCGAAGGTGTGACGACCACGCCGGATTCCATCACGCCGCAAGACACGACCGTGGTGATCCAGCAGTTCAACTGCCTGTACGGCTTCACCGACCAGACTTATGACCTGGGCGAAGACGACATCGCCAAAGAATGCGCGAGCATCGTTGGCGAGCGTGTGACGCTGATCAACGAGCAAATCGTGTACGGCGCCCTGAACGCCTGCACCAACGTGTACTACGGCGGCACCGGCACCAGCCGCGCCACGGTGAACGGCGGTGTGACGCTGAACTTCCTGCGCAAGATCGCCCAGAACCTGGCCGCCAACCACGGCATGATGGTCAACACGACCCTGAACGCCTCGGGCGACTTCGGTACTTCGGCTGTCAGCGCCGGTTATGTGGTGTACGCCCATACCGACCTGGAACCGGACATCCGCGACCTGCCGAACTTCATCCCCGTGGAGAAGTACGCCAGCCGCAAGCCCATCAGCGACTACGAAATCGGCGCGTGCGAACGCTTCCGCTTCGTGCTGTCCCCGGATCTGCCGTCTGTGCAGGACGCCGGGGCCGCGATTGCCGCGACGGGACTGTACTCGACCAGCGGGACCAACATCGACGTGTACCGCATGGTTGTCCTGGCCAAAGAAGCCTTCAGCCAGATCGCAGTGCGCGGCGAGTCGTCCACCGACCCAACCATGCTCATGCCCGGCCAGAAGGACAAGAGCGACCCGCAAGGCCAGCGCGGCTACGCGGGTGCCAAGTGGTACAAGGCCGTGATGCTGGAAAACCAAGGCTGGATGGCATCGGCAAACGTGGGCCGCAAGGCGCTGTGATGACCAGGCTGGGGAGTGATCCCCGGCCAACTCACAAGGAAAACACATGCTGAACACCATCACTCAATGGGTCAACGCACTGACCAACGGTTCTGACAAGCTGGCTTTGCTGCCACCTTTCAAGGCCATTGGTGATCGCTACTCGTCCAACACGTTCACCTCTGCCGGCCTTGTCATCAAGGCTGGTGGCAGCGCCATCGTGAAGGCGGGTTCTGCGTTTTACGCCATTGCCAACGGCACCCTGTTGACCAAGACGGCCAACACCGACATGGCGGCGCTTTCGGGCACCGTCACCAATGCCAAGTTCAATGTCTTCTGCTTCTACGTGGATTCGGCGGGAACGCTGACCTCCGCCATGGGCACCGAAGGCGCTACCTTGGCTGCTGTGGTCATGCCTCCGCTCCCGGAGAAGAAAGCCTGCATTGGCTTCGTGATCATCAACCCGACTGGCACTGGCAATTTCGTCGGCGGCACCACGCCGCTGGATGACGCCACTGTCGCACCGGGCGCTCTGTATGTGAACACCATCGGGCCGTTTGACCCGACCGTTCTGGTTTAACCCTCAAGAAAAGGAGTCACCAACATGAACTACCTCCAACAAATCCCCGTCACCATGGCCACCACTATCGGCGGCCTCGCGGTGGGCACCACGACCACCTTGACCCTGGCCAATGATGTGCAGTATTGCATCAAGGGCAAGGGCTACAAGAAGTCCGCAGTGTCGAACACGGCAACCCCCACCACCGACGCCGCTACCGGCCTGGCATTCAATGCCATCGCCGTGAACAAGGCTGGCGTGTTCGCAATCTGCCTGGATTCGTCTGGCGCCCTGAAAGTCGTCCAAGGCGGCTACAGCGTGGCCTACAGCGATGCCGGCGAGTTCACCAACGGCCCCCCGCAACTGCCTGTTGTGCCTGACAACCTCTGCCCCATCGGCTACGAGTTGGTCAAGGTGATCAGCACCGGCAGCGCATGGACGTTCGGCACCAGCAACCAAGCGAGCCAGACCGGCATCACCAAGGTTCTGGTGGACTGCTTCACGCTGCCGGATCGCCCGCAGACGTCGTGATCCCCGAGGGTGAAAGCCCTCATTCCCTGAAGGCCCGGCTAACCCCCGGGCCTTTTTCATTTCAACCGGAGAACCCATGACCGAAGTCGAAAACCCCCCTGTACGCCGTCGCCGCGTCGCGCCCGTGACCATCACCAAATCGGTGGACTACACCGACGACCAGCTTGCCCAGCGTGACCCCACGCCGCACAGCCTGGAAGAAGCGCCCGACTTCAGCGACACCATTCAGGCGGTGGACCCCAAGCACATCGAGAAGGAATACCTCGACCGCTTGAAGATGGACAACGACCCGGTGACGATTGTGATCGCCAAGGGCAATGAGCAGAAGCCGGCCCTGACTGTTCCCGTGTGGGTGCAGGGCATTGGCGCCGAAGTGCTCAAGGATGGCAAGTGGGTGCAACTTGGCTGGCTGCCCGTTGACATTGCCGTGACCACCAAGCGCAAATTTGTCGAGGCACTGGCGCGTGCCAAGCCCGTGAACGTGGACAACGAAATCATCGGCGGCATGAACCCGCTTGGCGATATGCCCAAGAACCAGATCACGCATACCGCGCGTGCCCTCAACCAATTCAGCGTGATCGAAGACCGCAACCCCAAGGGTAGCGAGTGGCTTCGCCGCCTGATGGCCGAGCGTTGACATGACCTTTCTTGAGCTTGTCCAGCGGCTGGCCACGGAGTGCGGTGTGCCGGTGAGCAACATCACCACCACCGTCAACCAGACCGGCGAGGCCGGCCGCCTTGTCAACTGGACCAACGCGGCATGGCTGGCCATCCAGAACAAGCACAAGGACTGGGATTGGATGCGCCGGTCCACGTCTTGGACCACGATCAACCAGCAGCCGACCTACACCACGGCGGAATGCGGTATCACGGCCGGCACGTTCGGAGCCTGGGAGCGCAACACCTTCCGGTGCTACGACACGTCGGCTGGAGTCGGGAGTGAACAGTACCTGCGCTACATCAGCTACGACGAGTGGCGCGACCGGTACAAGTTCGGCGCCATCCAGTTGACCTACACCCGCCCGATGGAAATGTCGATCACCCCGGACAAGGGGATTGCACTGGGACCGTTCCCGATCTCGGGCTACACGATCCGCGGCGACTACTTCTTGGCGCCGTCAAATATGTCCGGGGATAGCGATGAACCCGCGCTGCCCGAGTATTGGCAACTGGCCATCGTCTGGCGGGCCATGATGTTCTACGGGTCGTTTGAGTCAGCCCCCGAGGTCTTCAGCATGGGCCAGCGCGAGTTTGCTGCCGCCATGACCCAAATCGAATCCGACCGCCTGCGCGAAGTCGTGTTTGCGGGGCCGTTGGCATGAAGCAGGAATTCGTCAAAGTCTTCTACGAGACGATGGCGCTCAAGGGTGGGCTGGACCAGATCACGCCCACGCTGTCCCTGCCTCCCGGTGTGCTGCGCGACGCCCTGAACTTTGAATGTCTGGAAAACGGTGGCTACGGCCGGATCGGCGGGTATGAGCGGTACAGCGGCCAGCCGGCGCCCTCGGATGCCGTCTATGCCTTGCTGTACGTCACCAGCTTCACCAACACGCCATCCGTCGGCCAGACCATCACCAACGCCGGGGCCACGGCCACCGGCACCATCATTGCGGTGGGGAACAACTACATCGCCTACACCGAGGCGACCGGGGCATTCAGCATTGGCGACACCCTGAAAGTCGGAGCGACCGTCATTGGAACCCTGATCACGCCGCAAGGCGCGATGTCGTCGTCCGTCAACGCCCAGTACGTGAACCTGGCGGCCAATGTGTACCGCGCAGACATCGCCAAGCCGGTGGGCAGCGGGCCGATCCGTGGGGTCTTTGTCTACGAGGACCTGACCTACTGCCTGCGGGACAACGCTGGCGCCACGGCCATGAACCTATGGGAACAGAGCAGCGCCGGGTGGGTGCAGGTTCCGTTCTTCAAGAAGGTGTCTTTCACCGTTGGAGCGGTGGCAGTGCCGGCAGACGGCGCCACGCTGACCCAAGGCGGCGTGACTGCCACGGTCAAGCGCGTCGTCAAGCAGTCCGGCGCCTGGACGGGCACGGCGGCCGGGATCTTGGTCATCACCAACGTGTCAGGCGGGAACTTTGCGGCCGGCGCTGCAACGCTGACCGGTGGCACTACCGTGACCCTGAGCGGGATTCAGACCGACATCACGCTTCAAGACGGCGGCCGGTGCGAGATCACGCAAGCCAACTTCTTCGGCCAAGCCTCTGGAATCAGGGTGTACTGCGCCGATGGCGTCAATCCCATGTGGGAGTTTGACGGCGAGACACTGGTTCCGATCTACACGGGGCTTCCGACTGACGCGCCAAAGCACGTCGCTGCTTTCAAGAGCCACCTTTGGTACAGCTACCAGTCGTCGGCGTTTTGCTCGGGCATCGCTGATCCGTACAACCACACGTCTGTCGGCGGGGCTGCGGAAATCCCGTGCGGAGATACCGTGACCGGGCTGCTGGTTCAGCCTGGCACGCAAGACGCTGGCGCCATGACGATCTTTTGCCGCAACTCCACCAACATGGTGTACGGCAACAGCTCGGCAGACTGGAACCGGGTCAACTACAACGTCGGGACTGGTTCGCTGGACTACAGCCAGCAGAACCTGGCGCAGACGTTCATGTGTGACGACCGCGGGGTCTTTGGTCTGGCGGCATCGCTGAACTTCGGCAACTTCCAGCAGGCCAGCCTGACCAACTTGCTGCGGCCGTTCTTTGTGGAACACCGCACCAGGGTTTCAGCTTCCATGCTGGCGCGCGACAAGAGCCAGTACCGGCTGTTCTTCAGCGACAACTACGGCATTTACATGACCGTGGTGAACGGCCAGCTCATGGGTTCGGTGCCGGTGTACTTCCCCATGAACATCACTTGCACATGGGAATGCACGCTGGCCAACGGTGAATTGGTCAAGTTCGTCGGCGGCAGTGACGGCCATGTGTACCAGTTTGACGTGGGCACATCGTTCGACGGCGAGGCCATCAATGCCTACATGACGCTGAATTGGGCATCAATGCGCAACAGCCGCATGCTCAAGCGATTCCGCAGGGCATCCATTGAGCTATCCGGGCCCAGCTATGCAACGGTGGACTTCGGCTATTCGCTGGCCTATGCCAACCCTCTGACCCTGCAGCCCAACAGCCAGACCTATGCGGCTCCTTTTGTGACCACGCAATGGGACGCCTTCACCTGGGACAACTTTGTCTGGGACGGCCGGACCCTGCTGCCAACCGAATGCGAAATGCTGGGCACTGGCGAAAACGTGCAGATCACCGTGCGCAGCAACTCCACCGATTACGCGCCCTTTGCGGTGAACAGCGTGATCGTCCACTACACACCACGTCGAGGATTGCGATGAACGACTATTACAACCCCTCGGGCTGGCCGGCGACCAGTTCGTCAGGCGCATCGGCCAACGCGCGCAGCGAACTCGCAGAGATTGCAGCGGGCTTTGACCTTCTTCCGGATCTGACTGGCAATGCCAACAAGATCATTGGCGTCAACAGTGCCGGCGATGCCCTGGAAGCCAAAAGCATCACGTTCGCCGGGGCCTTCTCTACAGTGGGCGCTTATGCCGTGACGTTCACTTTTACGGGCGTGACGGGTGTGACTTTTCCAACGTCTGGCACGTTGGCCACACTGGCAGGCTTCGAGACGCTGACCAACAAGACGCTGACTGCACCAGTCATGACGGCGCCCGTTCTTGGAACCCCGGCAAGTGGGACATTGACCAATTGCACAGGGCTGCCCAACGGTGGATTGGTCAACAGCAGCATGACGTTTGGCGCCACGGCGGTATCCCTGGGCGGGACGCTGGCGGCCATCAACGGCATGCCTGTTGGCAACAGCAGCGCCAGCACTGGCGTCTTCACCACCACCACACAGCGGGCCAGCATGAACGCGGCCACGTTGTCCGTCGATACCACCATCCCGGCGTCCTACAACGCCTCCATGGTTGGCCCCGTCACCGTTGGATCTGGCATCACCCTGACTGTTGAATCCGGCGCAACCCTTGTTTTTCTCTGAGGACCATTCATGAGCACCGTCAAAACCAACGCCATTGAGCCCGCATCTGGCGGAACTGTCACCATCACCGGGGCGGCTCTGACCACTCCAGCACTTGGCACGCCAGCCAGCGGCAATCTGGCCAATTGCACGGGGCTGCCTGCTTCGGCAGTTGTCAACACACCATCTGGCGGCATCAGCGCCACGACTGCACAAGGCGCGATTAACGAACTAGACAGCGAAAAGGCTGCTTTGTCAGGCGCATCATTTACCGGCAAGATTTCGGCGACTCACGCCACGGCAGACGACAACGTTGTATCTTTTTCAAACACGAGTGCGACTGGTTATGGCCCGTTCTTTCGAGGAGGAACAACCGGGCGATATGCCGCTTTGTTTGTTGACAAAGACGCAAATCAGCTTTCACAACTGACCGGCGATGGTGGCTTGATTGTTGGCACAAACATCTCTCCACTTGCCACCAGTAAATTGTCTGTGTTGGCAACGTCCGCCACAAATGGCGTCACCGTGCGATCTGGCCTAGATGCAAATTATTTGTACATCGGCCAGAACGCATCAGGCACAGACACATTCAGGGTTGTCGGTAACGGCAATGTGACCAACACAAACAACAGCTACGGCGCAATCTCAGACGCCAAGTTGAAGCGCGATGTAACCGACACCGGGCCAAAGCTGTCAAAAGTGCTTGCGATGCGGATCGTTAATTACTACCTAATTGCCGACCCGACTAACACCAAACTTATGGGCATGATCGCGCAAGAACTGCGCGAAATCTCGCCGGGGTTGGTAGATGAAACGCCGGACTATGAAGATGTCATAGTTGAGCAGGCCACGGACGATCAGCCCGCAGTCATTGAACGGCGCCGCACCGGCACAACCACCCTCAGCATCAAGTATTCAGTGCTTGTGCCAATGCTTGTCAAGGCATTGCAGGAAATGCACGCCGACGTTGATAGCCGCCTGCGGGCGCTGGAAGCCAAGGCCTGAGGTCATGGACTGCCTCCCCCACATCCTGGCCATCGCTCTGCATAGTCAGGGCGGCTTCAATACCGCAGTGCCGGGCCTCGGCCTGTTCTGCCGGGATGATGCCTACATCGTCGGCGCTGGTGCCTACGCGAACAGCGAGAAGGCCGTGGAGCGCAAAGTCTCGCAGTACGCCTTTGGCGGCTGGCAACCGCTGAAGCTGG